TACCGTGATGTGCCACCATCATAGAGTGAAGATGTACAGTGGAGTGATGGCATGACAGTCGAAGTGATCGTGGCGTTGATTGGACAACTTGTCCTGGTACTCGGTGCAGTTATCGGCACCTATACCAAACTACAGGTGAGCATCAATGTCTTGAATGTCAAACTCGAGAATGTCAATGCAACATTGTCAGGACAGGCACAAGAAGTGCGACGCATCGAGGAGCGCCTCGGCAAACTCGAGAGTCGCGTCGCTATGATCGAAGGGAGCCTACAAAGATGAGTTCGATATCTATTCCACGTTTGCTTGTTGTCGTGCTGATCGCTTTCACAGCTGCTTTTACCAGTGTCTTTGGTGATGGCATCCGCACCGCTGAGGCCAAGGATATTGCAGAGCTTGGAGCAGTGATGGCACTGTACGGGAGCAAGGCTGTGGCAGCGGGGGTCTCTGCTGCGATGAGTGCGGCACTAGGATTCTTGACGATGCCTTTCAAGGGGACACAGGCTAACAGTTTGAAGGTGGGCAAATGACTCCAGTAAACCTTATGAACTACCGAGCGGAGCGTACCGCTGATGGCACTGATTGGATTCTGTACGGTGACATCACCGACAACAACAATCAGGTGCTGGCATCATTCGGTCAAGATGGCACATCGCTCAATCAGTGGTGGGTGCAACAAGATAGTGCATTTCAAGAAACATATGTGAATATTTTTGCCGGGATTATGGCATCTGAAATCGTGAATGGAACTGCCGAGTAATGGCTACTTATTACGTTAGGACAGACGGTAACAATAGTAACACTGGCACTGGCTCAGGTACTGGTCAGGCTTGGGCTACAGTGGCTCATGCACTTGGTGGTACTGGTACAGCAAGCGGTGTGACAGGCGGTGACACTATCTATATTGCACCGGGCAAATATGTGGGTCTGACAATCGCCGTTGCACCATCTAGCACACTAAGCGTTATAGGTGACCCGTCTGCTGCACAATTTGGATATGCGATAGCACCGGGGCCGGTACATATTTCTAATGTTGCAGACAGAGCCTTGTCTAATGTTAGCGCAGGAATTACGGCAACAAGTAAAGATAACATCACCCTAAAATATCTAGTGATTGGTGGAATCTCTATGTCTGCTTGCCACAACCTAATTATAGATGGTTGTCATTTTTATCCACACGCAGGTAATACAAATCCAGCAACATTTACATTTAACGCTGGTGTAAACGCAAATAGTCAATTTTTAAATTCATCATTTACAGCTGGTGCATTTAATAACCCAGCTATTGCTGTCACATTTGGTAATCACAGTACATCATATGCGTCATCATTTAAAATGTATAACATTGTGCTGAATAACAATAGGGCGAATACATCTATACAAATAACTTGTAATAATGCAACTGGCATCATTTTGTCAAATATTTATGGCAACGGTACTGCCACAATAACAGGAACTGTCGCAAGTCAAGCAAAAATAATCAATTCTATACTTCAGTACTTAACTGGCAGCACTGGAGGAAATTTAATAGAAGACTACAACCTTTTTATTTATAGTTTTTCCGCCAATCGCACAAATGTTAGTGCTGGTGTGAACAGTTTTGTGGCTAATAATCCATTGATTTATGGTGACACGATGGCACAAACAGGAGCCGGAGCATTCTCTAGCAATCAACCTCTACCTACTGTATTTGACCAACTTATAGGATACGGAACGACAACCGACGTACCGGCAACCGACTACTTTGGCAATGCATACGGTACACCGATGACAATCGGTATCGCTAAATCTGCAACGCTCACAGGTGCTGGCGTTTATTCAGCAACCGAGCGCAACGCCTCTACCATCACAATCGCTCCCGGCTCTACCTCCCAATCCATCGAACTGTACCTTGGTGCAACAGGTCTCACAGCCTCTACAAGTGGTCTGTCAGCTCGCTACAACCGCACACGCACAGCCTCTGTCGACATCCCGCTGGTAGCCCGTACCATCGCTCAGGCGTGGACATCTGGTGGCTTTGCTGAGGTTGACGCAACCAATATGCCTGGTGTCTATCGCTTAGATCTTCCCGATGCTGCGTTAGCGGCTGGTGCTGATGATGTCACGATCGTGGTACGTGGTGCTAGTGGTACGAACGGTGCGGTAATGACTGTCAAACTCAGTAGTGGTGGCTTGACTGAAGCACAGACGGCTGGTGCTGTCTGGAATTCTGCACGGGCTTCCTACACAACGGCAGGAACCTTTGGCGAGTATGTCAATGCTGAGTTGGTTACGCCTGTTACAGCTGCAACTAGCGTGCACATAGGTCCATACATGCTCCTGGCTGATGGCCTCGGAGCAGATCAGCCACTCGATGTCAATGTCGGCACAGCAACCGCCATCGATGTCCAAGTGGTGGACGCCAACGGGACCGGCATCGACATCACTGGCGCCACGGTCTCCGCGAAGGTGTACAACAGTGGAGGCACACTCGTCGCCACGTATGCAGGTACAGCGACCTATGCCGATAATGGGCGCCTGTCCTTTGGTCTAACGACTACGGTGACAAACACGTCAGGCACGTACACTGTCACTGTAACCAGAACAACAGGCGCAAGCGACACCGAGATCTTTGGACCATTGAAACTTTATGTGAGGCCAGTATGAGCGTGAACATCATAAACCTGACGGAAGATCCGGAACAGGTGATGCAGATGGCTGCATGGGTCGGAGACTGGCACACATACGTCGTGCGCCTGGTCGATGATAACGGCTCACCCATTGACATCACTACAGGCACGCTCACAGCCACGTACACGAACGCCGCGACTGGCGTGGCATATTCCTTCGTGTCTGGTTCCGTGACACTCACGAAGTCAATGGCGACACAGGGAATCGTGACGGTGCTGAATCCCAACGCGTATCCTTCCGCAGCTGTTGTTCGTCTGACATTGACGCTCACGGTGTCCACTACTGTTCGTCGCTTCGGTCCACTGTTGATCGAGGTGCTCGCACCGTGACAATCAAGGTCGACCTGCGTGGCTTCGATGATGCCGAGCATCGTTTTCGTGTCTTGGCACTGTGGCTTCAGGAGGCGGCGTCTAAGGCGTTCCGTGGCATGATTGCATCCATGACCGGACAGAAGTCTGGACGCATCTACAAGATCGGCAAGAATACAACGCATCAAGCATCTGCATCAGGACAAGCACCAGCAGTGCGGACAGGCAATCTTCGTTCATCCATCACCATCAACCGAGTGAACGATTACGAATACGTTGTCAGCATCGCAGCGCCTTATGGTCGTATCTTGGAGTTTGTGAAAAACCGACCGTTCGCGATACCTGCATCCGAGAAGGCATGGGCAAGTTTCACGAGCGTCGTGAGGAGGTACTTCAATGGTTGAGAGTCTAGTCGTGGATGAATGGATCTACGACACGCTCAGCAGTGATGCGACGCTTCAGGGGCTTCTGGCTGTCGACAATCGCGCACCGAACTATCAGCAGGGTGTGTACCTGTACATGGCGCCGGAGAAGGATCCGATATCCATGCGACAGCCACAAGTGCCATACATCGTGGTGCGACACACAGACGCAGGACAGACCGACGAAACATCGATGTGTGGTGGCCGTATCGTGACAACATCAAGCCATCAGGTGTGGTGTTGGGACACGCAGTCCGGAGCGGTCTCGATGGCACGTATCAAAGGCATTGTGGACCGTATCGACACGCTTCTCAATAAGCAGACAGTCGATTCGACCAGTCCTGTCTTTTTCCTGAATCGTTCGAGCGTGAGCTCGTCGGTAGACGTGAGCCAGGATGGTCGCGTCGATAATGGCATTGTTCAGCTATACATCGCCACAATAACTCCATAGAGGTAACTATCAATGGCTCGTCCACTACTCGCTAAAGACGTCACACTGACGATCACATTCACCGCAGCTGCACTCACGGGTGACACGACTGCACTTCCGTCAACGTCTGCAACCAGCATTGTCTGTCTGGCAAAGTCGTTCTCCTCGACTGTCAGCCAGAACATGGTGAATGCCACGGCGCTTTGTGCCGTCTACGAGGCATCCCTTCCAACGACACAAACGGGAACCGTCAATCTCGAGCTGTACATCGACAACACGGTCGGACCTCTGTTTCAAACCAAGGTCGGCTTCGGATGCGAGATTGATGTCGACCTCGATGGCGCCGCTTCGGTCGCTGGCAACGTCATCAAATATTTTGGTATGGTTACAGAAGCAGGCCTGTCCCTGACTCCGGAAGAAACACAGACCGAGACCGCGACCATCAAACTTGGTGTAAGCGGAATCACTGGTCTGGCAGGTTCATAATTTGAGTTCAATCTTCGACGCCATCCCTAAGACTGAAGGTCGACCGAATCACAGTGTCGACATCGAGCGTTTCATCGGTGCACCTGGAAGTTTCACATTCCGTGAACCGAAGGCAGCCGACCTGTTTCCTCGGCCTGAAGTGCAGAAGGCGTTGAAAATTGGCTTTCCGGAGTTTCCGGACCAGATGCTCCAGATCTTGATGATCATGGCACGATGCTATGTCGTCCAGCCTGGAGATGGTGAAATCAATCCTGCACGACGCTTCGCACAGCTCGCTCGAGACCGCTCGGACATTTACCTCTACGTTGTCGGAGATTTCGCCAAAGCGTTCCCGATTGACATCGAAGCAGCGGTGGACGAAGTCCCAAACGACTAGGCGGGGTGGCGCAGAAGATACTCTACTGTTCAGTGAGGCATCTGAAGCGCCATCCCAGCGAGACCGATTTGAGCCTGGAGCAGTTTGCCGAAGTCGCATGGGCTGGTGAAGTCTGGGAAAATCAAATCGTTGAGATCGTCAAGGCCGTGATGTCGGTGCTGGCGAAAAGGACTATCTAATGGCGCTCGGAATCTTCGACATCATCTTCAAAGTTACAGGTGCGGGTGATGCCGTCCAAGCGCTTCGGAATATCAAGTCTGAAGCCAAGCAAACCGCCGATACT